CCATACATAATGATTGTGCCGGCAGTTATACCCATAAAGTCCTTCCGGATCGTCCTCATGTGCACCATCTGCACTGTAACCGGTTGCTCTCCACAGGTCTGTAATATAATCCTGTCCGATACGGTCCGCCTCTTCCCGGTAATCCTGCCCCTCTTTGATGTAATAAACCTTGCCCTGCCACTGCTCATGGTTGGCATGGCCTATCCCCTTATTACGTGCGCCCCGATGCTTCGATACATATACAAGGTTCTCCCCGGTCTGTTCGATGTTTTTATCCTGTATCTTTCCTGCCAGCTGATGGCATCCGGTTCTGATCGCAAGTCTCGATGCCGTATCAAGCTGCATACTATAACCAGATGCATAATCAATGGACCGTAACCCGCTCTGTGCCAGATCATGCACCACATCACGGATCACTTTATCCTGGGAGAATGTGCCGGAACAGATCTTAATAACCGCCTTATCCAATTCCCTGCGGTATGCGTTCTCTATGCCCTCATACCCGCTCATGGTTTTAAAGCCGGTACTCTGTGTCATGTTCTTAAGTTCTCCGGCGGTCTGTGCCGCAAATGCATCCACAAGCTGCTGCAAAAAGGAATGATCCTTTAACTCCTTACCAGCACTCTTCCATACGGCAAGATCGCTGATCCATGCCATGTTACCGGCATTTGCCACAATATCATCATTGGCTTTGTATGCTTCTCTGGTAATATCATTGATCGTATCCCGGATCTCGCGCTTATATTCCAATGTGTTCTTCGCTACGGCCTTACGATACTCTGGATCCGCATTGAGAATCTTCATTGCTTCTTTCCGGATCCGTGCCGGGCTATAGCCGAGGTCTGCCATAGACATTGCCTGCAGCTCTGCAGTACGACTATATGTAAGAGTCTTTGCAATCCTGCGGGCAATATCCACAATAACCTCATGCTCTAAATACTGGAACAGGGGCGCAATGGTTTCAGATATGATCTCGAGTTGTTCTTCTGACAGCATTAATCCTCATCCTCTCCGCCTGTGTCCTGATCTTCCTTTTCCGCCTTGGCTTCTACCAGTTTCCGTGCTTCCTCTTCTGACAGACTGTATGCATCCATGAGATACCAAACTGTTATATCCGGAATATCAAATGCAAGCGCATCATTTCTCTTTCTCTCCAATTCGGCTTCCCGATCTGTGATATAACTATCATCGAAATCTACAAGGATCTCCTGATCCAGATTAAACGCCTTGCCCTGAAAAGTATTGGCGAACCACATTACTGCCCTACAGATGTCCTGTATGTACCGGATTGCTTCCTGTCTCTGCCGGTTGAGCTCCTGCATCTGATCCTGTCTCTCACCCACATACTCGGTCGCTGTGGTAATCTGTCCGTTCTCAAAGCTGTACTTCTTGGTTCCGTACCCGAAGGACATGGACAAAAGAGACAATGCCAGCTCAAAGGATTTTGTCACCTGCTCAATTCGGATTTCCGGATTGTATTCCTGTATCATTCCCTTTTCTTCCGGTAGTTTCTCGCCAGTGAATACGAACAACTTCTTCTGCTCCGTGGTCAGCTTCGGCTTTCCATCATTATCAAACTCACACAACAATTCATTGATGAGAATAATCTTCTCCGCTTTATCCAGATCAGAAAAGAGAACGTTGTAACACAGATCCACAACCTTAAGTGCCGGAATGGCATCCCACAACTTAGGCAGGCCATACCCGGTCATATCATCCAGATTATTTACCTCTGCATTACGCATTACCGCGAACGGCTTTACATCTCCGAGCTGCACAATCGTTTCCTGATCGGTTAACTCATTGCCCTTATCATCAAATACATGTGTCTCGGCAGTGTATAAGCCATTATCACCCAGAGTAAACAGTACAAGCGTGGTCTGCTTCTTTCCCTTACTCAATCCGGATCCGGAAAAGGCAGCTTCGATCACAATATCATTCTCCACAGTCAACGGCATAAACGCATCTGCTTCTACATAATTCAGCTTGATAGTGCCACCCTGTGTAGAGTTGTTATCCATAAAGGTTGCATTATCCAGCCGGATGTAGCAGGCCGTTGTACCATCCGCCGAGGTCTTTTCCAACTGCTTACGATACTGGGTGTTAAACTCACTCTTATTCAGCACATCATTGACAAAATTCCCCTGCTCTCCATCACCGGCATTGATCTCCAATACCTCACACAGGTTCGCATCATCCGAGCAGCACCGCTTACCAAAATTAAGCCGTGATAACTCATACGGAATCGCATTGAGCGTCTTACGCTTATGAAAGTCCTCAATCACACGGTTACTGTACCAGTCATCGCAAGCCTGTATCACTGTCATAGCCTTGTCGTTAACCGTGTACCCCTTTTTCTGCAAAAAATTCTTTACACACTGTTCCATGTCATTCTCCTTATCTGTCTAAATCTATCAGTTCCACAAAATCAAGCCATGTGTAACACTCCGCATCCCACCAGTCATTACAGTTACCAATATTCAAATCTTCCGGCTGGTTCGGTTTCTTTTCATCCCATTTCAGCTTCCCTATAGCTTTCCGCAAGTTCCCACACCGCCGGTTAATCTTAAGCCTGCCAGTATTCAATAGCTTATCTACCGTCTTTGGTCGGTCTGATATTTCATTTTTCCGGCACCCTTTTATATTGAGATACGGGAGCCCCGCCTTTTTCGCAGCGCTCCTCAGGCTGTTTATCATCGTTGTGCTTGCGCTGTCCGGGAATACCCAGTCAACACGCCCGTACCTCTCTATGCACATCCTGTAAAACTCCACGAATTTCTCACATATCATATCCGCATCAATATCCTTGGATAAAGGGATGTGTGCCTCTTCTGCCGTCCTCAAATCATGATACCGATTGAAATACAGTTTAAGGACGAATGTCGTCATAGAGCCATTGCCACCAAAGTCAACACCCATCGTTACCTTAAACGGCGTCTTTTTCAGTTTATGCTTTATTTCTCCACTCTCGGTATATTCCTCAAATATGTCTGCATCATCATACAGATACGGCTCATTGTTATCTGCAAATTTCTGAAAGATAATTCCCTCGGCAACAGCCCGCTCTCCCTTAATATCCCGGCGATACCAGACAGTTCCCTTGTTGTATGTAAGCAGCACAGCTTTTATTTTTTCATCCGACATGCTCATATTGTCCACAAGGGTAAAATGTCCGTAATTGTAGCCGTAATTGCTGTGTAAAATCTGCTGTTCCTCATGGAACGCCAGTATATCCGTATAATACCAGTGTTCTTCCTCTTTCGGATTGAGGTCATGAAATATCTTTCGGTCCGTACTGGACAATGTACGGTCAAATACCTCCTTTAGAAACTTCTGATGGCACTCATTTGCCTCCGTCACATATGCCATGCCGTAGGTATTACCTTTTATCAGCTTCTCGTCTCCGTCTTTACCGCCACCAGACACAAGGACAACCTTCTCTCCGGTCTTTGTCTGTACATACACACAATCACGGTCCTTATACTTCCCCTCTCGGCATCTTCCCTCAAAGTAATTCAGCAGACCGTATCCATCGCAGTCTAAAATATTCAGTTTTGCCGTTGCATTTGATACTCCCGCAACCAGATGGATTTTATTCTTGTGGGTTTCCAACAGAGAGCAGAATATAAGTGTCTGTAGCACGTTCTTACCACCACGTTTTCCTCCCTCTGCCACATTAAACCAGCTATCCATGCACCGGAGGAAGTATTGATACTGTCGCTCACTGAACGGCGCCGGTCTATTCATTTTCTTTCTCCTCAAAATCTTCTATCCTGCGATTGGCTGCCGGATTCTTTAATATGTCTGCTATAGTCTGCATATTCTTAAGGATCTCCTCTCCCGCGTTATTCTTGACCTCTGCACGCTTTCGCTCATATTCAGCTTTATACTTGCTTTCTGGATGCATCAGAAAATACTTGGTAAGCCAATCGATCGCCTTTTGCTTATCTGCCAACTTTACAGACACGCCATCTTTGCCACGCTTTACCTCTTGAATTAACTGTGTATCTGTATCCTTTGACTCTCTCAGATCCACCGTACTAATCATATATGTTTCGTCTGTATCAGGATCAGTAATCTCCTTTTGCCCAAACGATAGATAATTACCGATGTCTGCAAAGGCTATACGCATCTGCAATTCCACAATATCTTCTGTTCCGGTTACTATCTGCTGACGCTTTAATTCTTTCAAACGTTCTATTTCTGCTCTGACCTTAGTGTTTCTTAGTAGCAGACAACCATTTACCATTGCTGTTTGGTAACTACATCCATACGCTTTCTGGTAGCTCTGTGCCGCATTGAATGTCCGGCTATAATAAATACAAAACATCTGTTGTTCTGGTGTAAGGTCATTATTCTGCAAAGTCTCTTTCGTACCGTCATCAACTACCGGTTTCTTTTCTGCTTTTTCCTTATCCGAACGCTCGCTTCGCGATCCCGAACGTTCGCTATCCCATCCGTGCGTACTCTTCCATCGTCTTACCGTTCCCGGAGGTACATTTAATTCGGCCGCAATGTCTACCAGCTTCATGCCCTGTTTATACATCTCATACGCTTTTTCGCTTAATGGATTCTTCTTTGCTGCCACTGTCTACCTCCTCTCCTGGCAAATAAAAAAAGAGCCACTACATGGATTTCTCCACATATTGGCTCTTAGGCGCTACTATATAATTAAATTATACTAGTTTTTAGATACATAATAACAATCGCTGCTTTGTACTATTCCAATATCAGTTATAAAACAACCATAATTATCATCTGTTAATCCCTTATATGGTTTAATTATCCCACTAACAAGCATTCCATCTTTAATAATATATGCTCGTTTTCCAATAACTTCGCCCAAATTCTGTTCTGTATATTTGTCTGTTGAAAATTCCAACTTAATATATTCAAATATGGTCATACTTGTCACTCTAACTGCGGTTATTGTTTATAAAACATTCTGTTGCCTGCTCGCGACTAATATTGAATTCTCGCATTAAAGTGTTTACAATTTGATCATTCCTTTCTTTTACATCTCCAAGATGTGCCAAATTCTTCTCACATAACTCATGCGCGCGATTTTTTATTTCACTCTCATTCATTACCTTCTCCTCCTTAAGATATCAGTATATCTCCATTTTTAATATCAGTATTTTCCTCGCCTTCCCAATACACTTTATTGATATCTTTTGTATGTTCTTTTGCAATCCGAGTTGCAACATTTTCTGTTTCCGTAAGCGATAACCCTGTAGTATTATTATTAATTACATTGGCAACCTGTGAATTATTCACTTCTACCTTCTCAATCCTCGCATTAAGCTCTTTAATCTGGATTTTCAGTGTATTGGCTTCTTTTATTTCCTTTCCGCCTATAATTCCGGTAATTATACCTATAGCAGCTACGGCTATGTCCACTATGCTAATCCATTCAGATGGTCCCATAACATTTTCTCCTTTTTTATAATTATACACGTTATTTTATACAATCGCAACGTACTTTTTAAAGATCTCCTCTGTATGGTCTTTCCCTACAAAAGTATAGAACCTTGCAGCTGTGCTGTTATCCTTATGCCCGATATACTCCCCGGCATCATGTACGGATCCACCTCTCTTGGTTATATTGGTAGCCGTGGTCTTACGGAACAGGTGCGGATACACGCGCCGCTCCATCTGTGCCCGCTTTTTGATCGCATAAACGGATGATCGGATGCTCTGCCGGTTAATACCCTTGTGCTTATCACCCCTGATAGCCGTAAACAGTGCTTCTTTACTGTTAAACTGGATCCCACGGGTCTTGATCCAGTCCGTTACATACTTAATTGCTACACTATCCAAAAACGCTGCCCTGTATCGTCTGGACTTCTCTCCATATACGGATACTTCACCGGTACGCCAGTCAATATCACATACCTTAACCTGTTCTGCCTCTCCTACTCTCACCGCTGTAGATCGTAAAAACTCGATCAGCGCCCGATCACGCTTATTCTTGCAGCCGGTCTTAAGCTGCTCTACCTCTTCCGGCTCCATGTGGTCTATAGGTTTCTCTATGGTCTTATACGGCTCAATTGCATCACAGGGATTTTCCACGATCAGGTGTGATTTACGCATCCAGGTAAAGAAAGCGGATAAGCATCGGCGCTGGCCATCCAGTGAAGTCTCATTATTGTCTCTGCTGATCTTAGACAGATACAGTTCTACATCCATACTGGTCACTTTCAGAAATGATTTATGGCACTGATCTATAAAGCGCATTACAATATCCTGATATCGCTTCACGGTCTTTTCAGACAGCTTCGGTGCTTTCTTTAGCATAAACAATTCCCAGACATAAGCATTGCTATCGTCTATCGTTGCCGGAAGACTCTCGATCTCCACAACCTCAACCCCTGCAAGGACTCTGGTAATCACATCCTCCAATACATTCAGTGTCATCGTATCTACATGGTTCCTCATCTGTAACAAAACGTCATTTCTTACCTTCTCTTTTGCTGTCATAGGACATCCTCCACATTCTCTTGCCTAAGGACAGCACATCTGCTATAATATCCTTAGACGTGATGCGGTACAATCTACTTTGGTCGGTGGGTGTACCGCAGTTTTTATGTAACAGACCATTGACAGATTTTTCCATCAATGATATTATTTGTTTATCCCAAACAAACGTTCTGTTGTGGATTCGTCCCGGCAGGACGTTTTGTTATTATATCCTCTTATTTCAGTCTGCTTCTTCAAGTCCAAAAGCTACATATCCATTCTTCAAACCCCATCCACTTAAAACATAAGTGATTCTATACTCCTTATCATTTATACCGTGCTTGATCGGAAGTCCATCTTTTCCCACTGCCTGGAATCTAATGTAATCTCCTTTTTGAAACCCTCTATCATTCTCCCTGATTCCAAATGTCTTATCTTTCATATAAACCGCATCCGCAAAATCATCTAATATTTTCAGATTATGTACCACTCTCATTTTCCTCCTTAATTCATTTTCCACTCCTTAACATACAAAACAATAACTCTGTAGTGCTGCGCTTTCGTCCTTTCTGGTGGCATGGCATGATTACCTTTAGCTCCCATTCCTTATCTGCCGTTAACTCTGTGGAATTCTCGTATTCATCTGTAAGTTCTCTCCCATAAGGAACCGGAACCATTATGCCATACTGTCCCAGCGATTCCGGATTGCACTCCTGAATATGTTTCCAGAGCTTCCCACTTCGCACATCCGGCTGGATGTCTTTATAGCACTGCATTGTGGTTACTATGTAGTTTTTCTCGCCTAAGAAGTTCAGTCCGTTCCCGGAATATACATCCTCTTTGCAGCTCTTAATCTCATAGCAGGTAAATATGCCTTTTTCGATTTCGCTTTGATAAATAACTCCGGCTGGTTCAAACTGCATGAAATCTACTCTTTTAACCCGGCTCGTCCCATAGTCAATGCTGACTTCTCTCGCCCAATAGGTTCTATCTTTGAATCTCGTTATCAGCAGGTCTCCGAGAAATTTGGTCGTCTCTGCTCTAGTCATGCTATCCCTCGCTTTCTGCCTGAAGCCAATTTAATAAGCACTCATATCAATTATCAACATCAATTTTGTCACAGTTAATTTCAGCCAAACCCATTTCATTGGGACACATCATATAGATTGCCAACTCTTCATCCGTCATGCTTCGAATCCGGTCGGCGTTGGTCTGCTGCTTTTCAGTATGTGTATTTTCTTCACCTGTTCTGTACGCCTCCGGCAACGGTTGCCATGCAACAATTTCAATATCTTTATCTACCAAATCCATGTCATATCTTCCATATTCTGAAAGATAATCAACAACTACCGTCGACCACCAATACCACTTTCCGCGATGAAAAACCCCTGTAGCGGAAAAAGGAACATCCTTTATATCCGCATAATATTGTTCGGGATTTCTATTTATCCACGTAATATTTACCGGTGTAAGTTCTTCCGGCAGCCTTTCAGCCACCGGTATCCATCTCTGTTCCATGTTCTACCTCCTTATCTTTCAGTTTTGATAGATTTTTAAAGAACAATCTCTTCATAATCATCGTTTATTTCAATTTCTTCAGGCCGGACATCTCTTGTTCCTTCATAAATGCCACAACTATCGTTCTGAACTTCGATATTATAATTCAAAATATTTCTTTCCTTTGCATATTCATATAATTCTAATATAGTCATCACTTATTCTCCTATTTTTATGGTTGAATACATCTGGTTTGCATGGATAAAATTCCCCTTTCAAACCTTTTATGATGTAGTCGTTTCTGCTTGCAATAATATTGTATTACCCGTCCATTGAATTGCTTCAACTTGACACGGCATTGTTCTATATTGTGCCATCTGCTTTTCCTCCTAAATTTCAGTTTAGTTAATCTTTATCTGCATAATAATCAAAAACCGCCCTAGCTTTTTCTGATATTTCTTTACCAATTTCTTCTTGTTGTGTTCCTCTTGTAAGAGCTTCTATTATCATCAAAAGAGCATCCTCCGTGTTGTATCTGAAATCAGTAAATTTTCCATTCAGCAAGTCGCTTGACCATGCACAATGAGTTATGTCATCAATAGTGGGAATATCACTTAATTTTAATATCAGATATTCATGTTTTTTTGATAACGCAAATTTATTCTTTGGCAATTTCTACACCTCCGTCAAACTTTAATTTAAATTGGCTCTCTACCTTACAAGATCCTCTATAGAAACCGAGATTCCTTCCGCTTTTCTGCCCTCGACATACTCTTTGGTATCGAAGAAGAAGAGTTTCCCGTTCCCCTCCGTTGTTACAGCCATGCTCACCCTATTTACTACTAATGCGCTTTTCAAAAGTGATAGCGCCGCCATGATCTCTGTTTTTGTTTCTTCTGTCATTGCTCCACTCTCCTCTCTTCAACAACCATACAAGGCCAATACCAAT